AAATTATTAATTTTATTTAAATCCATTAATAATTTTTTTTATTTGAAATTCTTTCTAAGATAGTTAATCCTTGACAATTAGTAAATCTTTCTAGTATTTTCCAATCTTGACTATTTCTATGTATAAATTCTTCAACAGCTGGCCATATTCCTTTACCTTGTGGGTAACCTTCTAATGGTGGAATAGCAAATTTTTCACCTAAATGTTTTTCATATCCTTCTTCATCTCTATAAGCACAACTTGTTGTATCATGCATAATTATCCATTTACGTACTTTGGGTGAATGTAATTTTAATTCTTGTGTTAATTGTTTATAAACATGCCAAGTATCTATAAATAATAAATCAGTCGGTGCTATATTAGCTTCTAATACATCTTGTTCTATAAATCTAAAATCAATATTATTTTCATTAGCCATATTGATTACATCATTTAATTCACTACCAGCCCCAAATGTTTTTGGATGAAACATATCATAAGATCTAAGTACATCTGGCTTACCAGCTAAAAAAGCCCATGTTGATACTACTCCTCTTACTCCCATTTCAGTTACGTGTTTACTTCTAGAAGCATAGTTTCGTAAAGTAGGAAGATGCTCACATATATCTGATGATTTAGTTTGTTGTGCTATATTTGCTAATTTTTCTTGTAAGTCTAATATCATATTGTTTCCCATTTTATTGTTGGAGATAATAACCCCTCCATACAGTGTGTAGCTAATCCTGGTATTGGTGTTAGGACGTACCTTTGTCTTTCTTGGTTAAGATACATAAAAGTATTATGGTCTCCAACAGCGTTTTCCCAAACATCATAATCTTTATCAAACATATCTCTTGTAATAATAAAAGTACCACAAGTGCTTGGGGTTGTTCTCCAGTGGTGAGTTTTTGATGTAATTATTTTAGAAGCTAAATTATCATACATTGGCATATATTTGTCATTATGGTCATATAACGACACATAGTTTAAAGACTCATAACATGAAAATAAATCAATTACTTTATCAACCCAATTATCTAAATGTAAATAATCATTTTCTACAAAATAAATAAGATCGTTTTTACCCATCTTGGTATTTTGGATATGTTTTAATAAATCTCTATATGATAATAAACTTGAGCCATAGTTAGTAGAAAATAATTCAAATTTATCTTGATAGTTTTTAGTAAAATCATCTTCTATATTACCATCTAAAGCAAGAGTTAAATTAATATTATCTTTACCATCAATAGTTTTAAGTAAATTTTCCCAACATTTTTCAAAAGTAAACCAACTAGGTCTATTTCGTACTATACAGTTAGAAGCATGTCTATAATATATGTGTATTTTCATTATTTATTTTTTACAAACCAACATTATACTTGAACATAAATCTGGGTATTGTTGGCCTAAAGCATAACAACCATCTAAATATTCTTTATTTATTATATCTGTTTTTAATAATTCATCCCACTGAAAGTTTGCTAATGCTTTAAAAAATATTCCTGATCTATTAGTGACATTTAATCCTGCTTGAATAGCATGGCTATCTAAAACATCCAAAGTATAAGTTATATAATGTCCATGTTCTACTTCTCTTGGTGTAATTGATGTATTGTAAGGAATTAATCCCATCTTAACTGCTATTTGACGAGATGGAGCATTAGCATTTGGAACAACTATAAATAATTTACCTTTATCTGATAGCCATTCGTCTTTAATTTTCTTTAATAATTTTACTGGGTTTTCAATATGTTCTAACACATGAGTAATAATAATATTATCATATTTAGTAGGTAATGTTATATCTTCAAATCTACCTTCAACCCATCTAACATCATTTCCAATTTTATCTTGAGCTTCATTTATTGCTTCAGATGAAGCTTCAACACACGTAATATAATTAAAATAAGGAAGTAATCTTTTAGTAAAATCACCCTTAAAACTACCTAATTCTAGGCAATTCCCATCTACAAAATATGGTTCAAATGATTTTATCATATAGGGATGCATAACATCAAAATCAAAGTTGTAAGCATATTTATGTGTATCAGTATCTTTAAATTCTTTATCGTAATCTCTTGTTAATTTTTTACTCATAGTTATTATTTTTTCTTCTTTGTTTACTATTTTAAAATTATGCTTTATATAAAAATTAATAGCTTTTTTATTTTGTTTAAATACTTCTAAATTAATTAAATCATATTTTTTATTTATATAATACTCAATACATTCATTTAATAAAGATTTAGACATTCCACTCCCTTGGTGTTTTGTTTCAACACTTACATTAGTAATAAATCCTATTTTATCTAAATTATTATCATATGCAGCTATTAACCCTACTAATTCATTATCCTCAAATCTTTCAAAAAGTGTAGCTCCTAAAAATAATTTTTGGGAATATTCTGTTAAGTTAACATATGATTGAAGTTTTGGTGTAAAATTATTTTTACAACTTTCTAAATGATTCCTTATATGTGCTAATGTTGATTTATTCATCTTTTAATATTGCTAACCCAAACCCATATTTACCAAATTCATTTCCATTATAAAGCATATACCATTTATTATCTAACTGAAATACATGGGGGTAATGATGCATTTCACTATCCCAACCTTTATCTGAGTAATCAATACCTACATTTTCATCATCTCTTACCCAATTTATTAAATTAGTAGAATAAGCATAACCTATTTTATACCCTCTTCCTTTTTTATTTCTAAAATCTAAACCTTCTCTATAAACAAAATACATATGATATTTTCCATCTTTAAAAAAAACATCAGGTCCTGCTTGACATTCATTAGGTCCTAAAATATCATCAATAATATTTTGGTCATGTTTTAACCAATTAATACCATCTTTAGAAAATGCCATTTTAATTTTATAAATTATTTCTGGTCTACCATTATGGTTTATCCATTTTTCACCAGCAAGATAAAATAAAGTATATTCATTTCCAAATTTTCTTATTTTAGGTCCACTAATAACATAAGGTTCATTAGCTGATGGTCCTAATATTGGACCTTTTCCATACCTTTTAAAAGTATTACCATCATCTTTACTAGTAGCTAATCCTATAGAACAATTAAATGGGACTGATTTGCATCTATACCAACCAGCATAATAAAGATTAATATCATTACCTTCTTGAATGATAGATGAAGGATAAATTGAATGTTCATCAAAAGCACCAACATCACCTAAAGGCATTACAGGTTTATCTGATACACGTAATACCTTAGTTAAATCATTTCTATCTAATTCTAACCATGTAGTGTTTGAACTCATTTCACCATCAGCTTCTCTTTCTGGTCTACAAGCAAAATAAACTCTAACACAATCATCTTTTATTAAAGTACTAACTGATTGTGAATGGGACTTCATCCAACCTCTCTTAATACCATCATTCCATTTTGTTGGATCAAATACTTGGCCTAATTTTTTCCATTTCATATTAAAGTGTATTTATTTAAATAATCTGTTATATCTTGTCTTTTATTAAACATTAAAACATCTAAAGTAGAAAGCCAAGGAACAAACTTATTATTATATTGCTTGTAATTTAGAGGTGGTGATTTTATAAATTTTAAATTTAAACCTTCATTTTTAAAATCTTGAATATCATATAATTCCTGACCACCAATAGCATTTATGTAAGTATCAGCGTTTAATTTTTTACATATGGCTACTACTTTATCTCTTCCTTTTAATGTATGATCAATATTTACATTTGATGATGTTGTAATTTTAGTATCAATTCTTAAATATGAATTTAATAAATGTAAACTCCCTAATATAAATTCAAATAAATTAGTATTGGGTAATTCAAAAATTGAACTAATAATGGGTAATACTTTATCATAATAAGGTGCTTTTCTGTAAGCTGATTTAATTTGATTTAATATTTTTACTTTTTCTATATCCCAACTATCAGCTAAAACTCTATCTTTAACATCTAAATAATCAGAATCTTTTTTTAGGGGTAATGTTAATATTTTATCATTACCATTAACTAAAATCCTATTTCTATTAATCCAACCTTTTTTAGTATATTGAATATTATCATAAATAACAAACTCGTCTACTGAGTTTATTAAGTGGAAGTATCCTACATACGGGAGAAAGTAGGGTTGCATTATTGCTACTCTCTTATCCATATTATTGGTTGTAAATTGGGAATTTAGACAAATCAGGATAAGGCATTGTTTTATCTTTATTTTTTATTGGTTTTTCACCATTATAAAATTGTCCCATTAGTAATAAACCTCTAGCTGCTAATTCAGGCATCATATAAAAATTCCACCCTAACATATCAAAGTTATCATCATGGTACGAACATTCACGTCTACCACTGTATCTAGCGCGTTTAAACCAAAGATAAGCATCATGATCATCAGTTATAATAGCTCCACCTTTACTTAATTTAAAATGCTTAAATGGACCAGTAAACGATAAACACATATGTGTATCTGGTTTATACATCCCATGAGTAAAACTTAATGCTGCATCCCATACTTTAGTTCCTCCTAAATTATAAGCTCCTGTTATTGTTTTACCTTTAACTTTTTTCCATTTAATTTTAGCTCCAGCATGAATAACTTCACAGGGAACTGATGGGTACGTTCTATTAGGTATTTCAATTTCTTTACCTTTAACCCCTTCATACATTAATGATAAAAATATAGCATTACTACAATTATCAAGACAAACAGCATAAGGAGCTCCTGTATACTCAGCTAGTTTAGTTTCTAATTCATTAGTACAATCATAAACATTATTCATAACTTTTTATTTTTTTTCTGTTTTCCAAAAACTATAAATTCCTTTATCTAACTCATATTTAGGCCAAACAAATCGTTCTCTCATTGGTTGTTGTTTTGCCCATTCCCACATTTTAGATAATCCTTCTTTTAAATCCGTTTCATGTTTGAAACCTAAAATATCAATTGATTTTTGGAATGTAGGTACAGCATGTTTAACTTCATGTCTACTTTCTAAAAGTACAGTTTCTGGTCTTTTACCTGTGTCTTCTTCAATTACATCTTTAAGTGTTGTATTTGCTGCCATTATACTAATTTCTTCAATACCACCTAAATTAATTATTTCCTTAGATGCTTTAGGTTCAATATGAGCGTTAAATAAAGGTTCTAACGAATCATCAATATAACTAAAAGCTCGTGTTTGTTGACCATCCCCAAAAATAGATAAAGGTTGACCGTGTAAATGTTGGAACATCCAAATACCTAACACATTCCTGTATTTATCCCAAATATTTTGTTTCATACCATAAACATTATGGGGTCTAATAATACAATAATCTAATCCATGTTGTTCATTAGCAATTTCAATATCCTTTTCACAACCCATTTTAGCAACACCATAAGGATCAATTGGGTTTCTACTCATATCTTCATGAAAAATTCCACCTTCACCATGACCATATACAGCCATTGTAGATGTAAATACTAAACGTTTAATGTCATGTTTAATACATTCATTTACTATACGAGATGTTGCTACAAGATTATTTTGGTAATTATAAGATCTTATAAATGGAGATAACCCTTCAGCAGCATAAGCAGCAAAATGATAAACATAATCTATTTTATGTGCTTCAAATATATTTTCAATGGGGTGATCAACTAAATCCATTTGCCAAAATTTAACTTTTGGGTTAATATTTTCTTCAAACCCACCACTTAAATCATCAACACCAATTACTTGATATTCATCACCTTTATTTTCAACAATCCAATCTGCAAGTCTACTACCAAGTAAACCTGCCACACCTGTTATTAATATTGTCTTTTTATTCATTTTATAATGTGTTATAATAATTATTTTGTTTTACTTGTTTTTCTATATCTTTAGGATGATATAAAGCAAATCTTTCATCTTCATGTAGATTAGACCATGTATTATATCCTTCTAATACTTCATGTACTTTATTTACCCATCTAATTTTAGGATGATTTTTATAAATTCTCCATTGAAAATCAGGCCAATTAACCCAACCTTTTTCATCAACATTCCACCCCCATTGTCTTATGTATTCTTCAGTTAATCCATTTACAGTATTAACTCTAGGTACTCTAATTACTTCATTATCTGGGTTACTTAATATTATTTCTGGTAGTAATTCTATTAGTGTTTCGTGAGGTACTTCGTCTGCATCTATTTGAAAAATCCAATCACCACTACACATATCAGTTAATTTATTTTTCCAATTAGCAAAATGTCCATCAAATTCACCAGGTACCCAATATAATTCACAATTAATTGATTTTGCTCTTAAATATTGTTCTATACCTTCATGACCCTTACTAATGTCATATAAAACTACAATTTGGTCTTCATGACGTTTATTCTTTAAAAGGAAATTAACTAATCTTTGAATTTCTACAAATTCGTCACAAACTGTTATAGCATAACTTATCTTCATCTTAATCTAAATTATTGATGTAATATAATAATTTATCTTGAGGTTCCCAACCTAAAAGTACAATTGCATCATTATTTTCACAAAGAGTAGCTTTATAATTTCCTGGTTGGTCTTGAATATATCTAACAGGACAACCAAATTTATGTTGGAACATTTTAGATAAATCTTTAATAGAGTAATTAACCCCTGTACCTAATTCCCAAGCATCATAATGTTCTATATTTTTAGTTCCTACTTTATATAAACCATCAACTATATCATCTACATGGGTAAAATCTCTTCTTTGTTCTCCATCTCCAACAACATCAATTTCAGCACCTCTATTAATTCTAGATCTCCAGATACCAATTACATTACCATTTATTTCATCTAATGCTTCACCAGGACCATATACATTATAAAATCTACAAATTTCAACTTCTAAATTAAATGATTCTTTATATAATTTACAAATACCTTCACCTAAGTATTTATACATAGCATAAGGTGAAGTAGCTGGGTTATGATGTTTTGATGATGAACCAGCATATACAACTTTAGCTCCTATATTATGAGCAAATTTACATACAGCTTCTGTTCCTGTTACGTTTACTCTATAAGTTTCAGATGGATTATCAAATGATGGTTGTACTCTTGACTGAGCGGCTAAATGGAATATAATATCATAATCTTGATGTACAGTATCTATTTCTGTAATATCACCTTCAAAATATTCACACCCTTTTATTTTAGTATTACCTGTAGAGTAATTATCTAATGAATGTATAACATTATTTTCTTTTATTAATCTTTTGATTAAATTTGATCCTATAAAACCAGCTCCCCCTGTTACTAATATTTTCATTATGCTTCTGGTGATTCAAATATCCCAATATAATCTAAAGCTTCTATATAATCATTTTCAGGAAATTGCTTCATAGTACTCATATCCATTCTCCATTCATAAAATTCACCTTCTTTATGTGGTATAGGATATTTTTCTTTCTCCTCTTCTTTAACTGGTACAGCTAAAACAGCTGCCCATTCCCATTGTTCTGCGGATTTTCCATTAGCAAATATCATACCTTTTTGAGGCATGTTAACTGTAGATGGCATCCATATTTTTCCATCATCATCCTCACCCATTAATTCTTTGTAAAGATTTGGTAATAATTCCATCTGTTCATCAAAAAATTGAGTGTCTTTTTTTAGTAATGTATTAGTAATAAAACCACAACCATAACATTGATAGTTAGTAATTTCATTATTTACTTCTTGAACATAACAAGCATCTGAGCCACATCTGTCACATATTTTTAAATTATCTGCCATTTTATACTTTTTTTAATGTTGGTAATGCACCCCCATCTAATTTAGGAATATTTAATTTAACTTGTGTAGGAACATCAACATTTTTATCTAAAATTTTAATAAGTAAGTTCTTCATAGCATTAAAACTAAAATTCTTTTTTAATCTATTACTTAATGTTTTAGTTTTTGGTGTCCATTTTTTATAATTTTTCTTAACGTCTACTAAAAAATGTCCTAAATGCCCATGATCAACACTAAACCATTTTGACCCTTCAATTAACATATCTTTTTGTTGAGCTGATGGGTGAATGTCTTCTAATTTACCCCCCATTATAGGTGTTAATTTAGGTTCTAAGAAATCTACATGACCACTCCATCCTGTTGCTATTGTAGGTTTTCCAGTTAAAGCAAATTCTAATAATGGTCTACCAAACCCTTCACCCTTAGTTGCTGAGATTTGTGCTTTAATTTTTGGGTGATTATATATTTCATTCATTTCTGAATCGGAAATATCACCATGAATTAAATAAACGTGGGGGAGTTTTTCTCCAGGGGTAGTTCTTTTAATAGAATCTATTCTTTTTTGAACTTCTCTTCTGTCCATATGAGATCCTTTACCACAGCTAGTTTTTAATATTAAAGCAGGAGCATTTGATTTTCCCTTAAATACTTCATAAAAGGCTTTTATTAATAATCCTACATTTTTTCTATCCTGACCTAATTCTCCTTGCAACCAATGACCTACAAATAAATAAGCAAATTTTTCAGGTATATTATTAATATAGTTATATAATTCTTTATTTTCAAACTTTTTTATTGGTTTGTAAACATTTAAATCAGCACCTTCAAATAAAACTTCAACAGGTGTAGTTAGCTTTAATAGTGATTTTTCATTAGGATTCGATTTATTTTGTGCATTAAATGTAGTGTTTTCAAATACATTTTTAGAATGTAAAGATGAAACTAATACTAAATCCATTCTATTACAACCCTCAATCCATTGTGGGGCACATGCTGTAGTTTCAATGCCAGCTGTTAAACCAATATTATATTTTCCTACTTTTTGAAATTCATTTGGAACTGTTACTTGACACCAAATATCAGGTTGAACATTTATACCAGGTATAATATATTCTTTTAAGAATGACCATTCTTCAAAATCATCTAAAAACCCTTTTCTAGTATCTCCCCACCTTTGTGATAATATTTTTACTTGATATTTATTAGATTCAATTAATGCTTTAACAAAATCTCTACTTCTAGCTCCGTAACCTGAGTAAGTGTCTATTGGGCAACTTATGTAAAATGTATTTTTCATTTAATATGTTAATTTATGTTGTAACTGTCTTGGTTTATAATCATCATCACTATAGAATACGAAGTTTTTTCGTGGCTTCCAAGTAGCAAATAATTCCTCCATCCCTTCTGTAAAAGTATTAGCCATTTTAACTGCTGTGAATCCAGCTTCATCACTTATAGCCCATTTTCTTCCTAATTCTCCTCTTCTTTTTCTTTCTTTATTTCCCATAGCATACATTTCTTTTAATCTTTCAAATGCATCTCTAAAATCACATCTACTATCCCATATATAAGGAGTAACCATAGATCCTACCATACCTAAAGCTTTAGGATAAACAGGTAATGCCCATTCTCCATGTTCGGTAAATGTACCATAATGGTTTGAAGGTATTTCTTTTGAATTTGTATACCAATTACCTTTATCATCAACAAATCTCATTTGATCTTGCATACCACCTGTTGTATTAGCTATAAATGGAGTTCCTGTAAGTAAAGACTCAGTTAGTGATAATCCCCATCCTTCAGCCGCAGATAATAATATAACAGCATCAGCCATATTATATAAATAATTCATTTGAGAATAATGAAGTTTTTGATTTGAAATTAATACAGTTTCATCATCAACACCCATAACATATTCTATTACAGCTGGTAAATCAGTACCATGTTCGCTTCCAGGTTCTGTATGTAAAACAAATAAACATTTATTTCTTTCTTCCTCTGTTAAACTATCAGTAAATAATTTCCATGCTGCTATTGCATCAGGAATTGATTTACGTCTAATATTTCTAGAATTAAAAAATAATATAAAATCTTTATCTTTTCCTTTAGTAAACCTATTTTTAAATTCTATAAATTCTTTTGTTTCTTCTTTTAATGGGAAGAATTTTTTGGTATCTAAACCATGAGGAACATATTTTGTAATTTTATTTTTACATCTTTCTTCACCTAAAACAATTTCATTAATTACTTTTGTTTGTTTTGAAATACCAAATAAAGCATCACACGAATCATAAAATTCTTCATTATATTGAGGAGCAGGCATATCATCCCATATATTAAGATAAGCAATTGGGATTGATTTTCTAATTTCCTCTTCCATATTAAACACCCACATAAAATATCTAGGATCTGTAATTAAAAATATTGCATCTGGTTTTTCAAGTTTAATAACTTCTCTTAAGATATCAGGAGTACCATAACCATCAACAGGATACAATTTAACATAAGCATCTTTAATACCGTTTTCTTTATTAGTATCTTCTGATATATCTGCTACTTTACCTTTTTCTGGATGTTGTACAGATCCAGCTAATTGTACCCAATTATATCTATGAGAAGTATTTACCACAATTTCTCTACCAATTTGAGCAACCCCAGAATGAACTCTAATATCATCTGTTAGTAATAAAATTTTTTTCCTATCACTTTGTTTAATATAACCCTCTTTCATTTATTTTTATTCTTTAATTTCTAAGTTGATTTGATTGTTTATTTGTTTTCTAAAATCTTCATCTGTAAGATACAAAAAGATAGCTCTATCAGCAAGCTTTTGGAAACTAAATTTTCTTTTTACACATTCAATTTTAAAATTTTCAAATAATTTACTTCTTACTTTAACACTAGTTAGTGTCATTTCTTTACTATTTGTCATAATTTTTATATTTTAATATTTGCATATACATATATGCGGATTCTAAAATGTTGCGGGGCATAAATGAGTTTTGTAGAAGGCACACCAATTACAATTATTATTTGGGTTATCGGGTGTTGCCTTATGATCTACTTCTGCGTACCCTTCTCTTGTAAATACTTTTGTAATAAAATCATTTAGAGCATTTGTTGCTTTATTTAATTTTACTTTACCTGATGCTGGGACAAACCTTTGTATTCTAGGTATTACATAATCCTCGCTTTCATACAATTTTCTTTTTACTATAAAGAATTCAATATTAATATTTTCTAATGGTACATTAAAGGTTTCACTAAAAAACTTTTTATATAATATTAGTTGGAATTGTTTATCTTCATCTTTTTTAGCCCATTTACTCCACCCTTTTGTTGATGTTTTTATATCAATTATATCGAATTTATTTGTATTTTCATTGTATAGTACGAGATCTAAATAACCTTGGTATAATACGTTTGTATAACGCTTATTAGGGTTAATTATAATCGGTACTTCGCATCCTGCTAAATATGTACCACGTTTAGAAAAATATTTACCTCTATTCTTTTTTAAGTAATTGATTATATTTACACCATCCTCGAAAAATTCCCTTAATTCAACAGCATCACTAAAATGCCCATTATTTTTTTTATATTGTACTTTATATTCTTCTGATAGTTTTTCTTCAAAAAACCCAATAATATCTTCTCTATCAGCAGCTGCTGCACTTTCATCATACATTACTGTTAAATAATGTTGTACAGCTTCATGTAAAGCTGTTCCAAACACTGTGTGTATTGTAGGAGTATATGTTTTATGACCTTCTTTATATTGTAATGACCACTTTTTAGGACATTGTCTAAACATAGAAAGTTGAGAGAAAGAAACATTTTTCTGAAACGCATGATTAATAGGTTCAGGGTTATAGTTTCTAACTAAATTTACAATAGCCGGGATTTTTTTCTTTGCCATTTATTTCCACTTACCTCGAGTAACTAACATTGCTATAATTCCATAATTAGATATATCTACCCAACTATCAATTGATGCTTCACCAGCAACATAAGTTTTACCATTACGTTTTAAAATATTTTTTAATCTATTTATTTTATCATTACATCTAAGCCATATGCCCGTAAGTGAAAGATCTCTATCTTCAGGTGAATTTAAATCTGAACCCAGTGAAATATTTCCTAAACCATAATCCATCATTTTACTAGCAAATAAATCATATTGTTCTTTTTGAACCTTTTTAAATTCTTCTGCTAATTCAGGATATGTTTTTTCAAAATCAGATTTTGTTTTAATTTTTTCAGGCTTGATGTCTTCAGAACCTGGATTATTTTCATAATATTTTTCTACTGTGCTACTCATTATACTACTTCTTTAGTGTTAAAATATTTTTCTAATACTTCTAATCTTTCATCTGCTGAAGCTAATAATCTTAATGCTTCATCACAATTATCCCAGTAATCTTTAGTTGAATGATCACCTATACCAGATGCATGATTTGTTAATAATTGGATACTAGCTAATGCTTTTGCTTTGTCAGCATTTGCTGATGCTTTTAAAAAGTTGTATACTTGTAAATTCATTTTTTAAGTAGTTGAGTTATTATTTTTTTTTCGGTTCCCATAGATAATAGAATATTTTTCACTTCTTCTTTACCTATAATGTCAATATAATGATTTGCTTCATGATATCCACATTCAAAATAAGTAGCTATTATATTTAATAGTTCTTTATTTTTATTTTTAATATTAGATTTAATGTATTTATTCCATACTTTCTTTTTAGGAATCATATTACAATAAAAATTATAAATTCCTACCTTATCAGTAGGGTGCATTCTTTGAGCTATATTAGCTATTTCGATATTTTTTTGCCCCATAGAAATAAATCTATGAACCATATAAGAATTCCAACTATCCCAATCTTCATCTGTAAATTGAGATGATGGTGATTTTCTAACTGTTATTTCATCTAACCAATCCCAGAGTTTCATATGTTGTATTGTGGGTGAGCAGATTTCCATCCTCTATAATATAAATCTTGAGTAGCTTCATTTATACCCCAATATCCTCTTGTTAATCTATCCCAATGAGGGACTGATTTAAAATCAATAGGTGCTCTATTTCGGTAAAAGTTAGCCCACCCATCTATTTTAGTTGTAAATGGTGATGCAATGGGGGATGAATTTAAAGTACCGTGTTCTACTCTTCCTAACCCAGCACAAGTCATAATAAACATACCATTAGGTTTTAAATGATTAATCATATTTGCAATTGTTAAATCATAAAAAGGATCATGTTCAAAAACTTCAAATGCTGAGACTACATCAAATTTTTCATCACTTCTATAATCATGTCCTCTACCAACCCAACTAACATGAAGTCCATCTTCTAAGTCAACACCCACCCACTCACATTTTTTAATGTGAGATTTTGGGTGAGGATTTCCATTAGCTGATCCTATATCTAACCATCTTTTCTTGTAAAAGAATTCAGGGAAAAGACATTTAGTCTCATAAATAAAGTGCATTGGTTCGTGGTGCATTATGCTATAGTATGATCTTTATATTCATCTCTTAATTCAACCGGGATAGTTGATGTTAGTATTTTTCCTGTAGTAGGATCAAAAAATACAGGAATAGGCATAATTGCATCCTCTTCAGCACCTACTACAAATTTAGATACTTTACGCAATAATACTCCTTGTTGAAAAATTACTCCACCATCAGGAGTTTCAATTGATGTAGTGTTTTTAACATCTACATTCATGTTCATTTGTTGCTGTTGTTGTTTAGCCATTTTTGTTTTTATTTTGGTTTTTAAAATCTATTATAAATCCTATCGCTACTAAAATATTTAAACCTGCACTAGCGATTATTTCATGCAAGTCTTGATATACATTTAAACTTAGGTGTACGTGTCCTATTATCCAAAATGGTATTGCCATTTGTTGGCTGTACCATATTAAAGCAAATTCTATAAATTTCCTCATTAAACATTAATTAACTGATTTATTAATGCCATACAATTAATTTCTTTATCAATTCTAAAATTAGATTGATATGAGTATTCATTAATATGATATGCTACCATTCCTTCTTTGCCTAAAGCAAATATATGAGCATGATCATAAAGGTATCTATATAATTCTTCAAAATCTTGAACATTTGCATCTACAATTATTTGTCTGATAGTATTAAATCTTGGCTTATCGTTAGATAATTCTTTTAATACTTTTGTCATATAATTAGACGATACTAATGCTGTTGTGTCTAAATTTAATGTATTATCTGTTGTAGATACCTGTATAGTATTAAGCATTTTACGAACATCAGGATAATTATTGTTAACTACAATTGCTAAATCATCTATGTGTACTTTAATTTCTTCTTTATCAGTAACTTTCTTTAAATGTTTAACAATATCTAATTTACTAGGGGGTATAACTTTTAATGTTTGACATCTTGATTGTAAAGGATCTATAATACGTTCAATAAAATTACAAGTTAAAATAAAACGTGTAGTTCTAGAGAAAGTTTCAATTACATTTCTTAATGATGCTTGTGCTTGTATAGTTAAAAAATCTGCTTCATCTAATATAACAACCTTAAGTGGTTTAAATGACATTGTACTAGCAAATCCAGATACTTTATCTCTAATTGTTTCAATACCTCTTTCATCAGAAGCATTAATATAAATAAAATCACATTCTATATTCTTAACAATTAATTTTGCTAGTGTTGTTTTTCCAGTTCCTGCAGGTCCGTAAAATATTAAATTTTGAATATCATTTTGATTAATATAACTTGATATTGATTTTTTAATACTTTCATTTCCTACATAATTATCTATATTAGTAGGACGATATTTTTCTACTAGTAATCCGTGATCTTTCATAACTTTTATTTTATATAATATACGAAAACTTATTTAAATGCCCAAACTTAAATACCTTGTCTAAATTCACCATACATACCATAAGTTTTTGGTGCTTCTTTTTTAACTTCTACTTTAGATGTTTGTATTGCATATAATTTACTATCCATAGGATCTAATCTATAAGCACCACTAAAATTAGTTTGGTGGTAAAATGCTTCTAAAGTATCTGTTAAATTAGGAAATATTTCTTTTTTAGGATCACCTTGGAGTGACCACCTGTCTCCAGGTGGTACTCTTATGGCAATTAACTCATTATGTTCAACTATTTTCTTTTCCATAATTTACATTTGCATCATTGGAGCAGAAGTTTCTGGGATTGGGTCTTTAATTTCAGGATGATCAACTACTACACATTCTGTTAAAAGAATTATTCCTGCTACAGAAGCTGCATTTTCAAGGGCAGTTACTGTTACTTTTGTAGGATCTAAAATTCCAGCCTCTTCCATATTAACAGTTATACCTCTACTTAAATCATAACCTGCCCAATAGCCATCTCCACTATTGCAAAGATCCATTGCTAACATTTCAGCACGGGTATTATCATAACCAGCATTAACTAATATTTGGTTAAATGGTTTTCTACATGCATTTTTAACAATTCTATATCCTATGGTATCATCTTTCAACCCATTAGAAGCGTATAATAATGCAGCCCCACCACCTGGTACTATACCATTTTCAAGTGCTGCTTTCGTTGCATGTAATGCATCATCAACTCTATCTTTCTTCTCTCTCATTTCAATTTCCGTATGACCCCCAACATGAACAATAGAAACACCACCTATCATTTTTGCTAAACGAGATTGCAAGTGTTCTATAATATATGGAGTATCTTCTTTATCAATTTGAGTCTGAAGATTTGAAACATGCTCATTTATATCATCAGCATTACCTTTACCATCAACAATAGTTGTTTGTTCTTTTGTAATAGTTACAGCACGTGCTTCTCCAAACCAATCGTAACTAAACTTATCAAGCTTCATTCCTTTATTTTTATCAAAAACTTGACCACCTGTTAATTTAGCTATATCTTCAAGGATTAATTTTTTTCTATCTCCAAAATCAGGAGCTTTAATTGCTGCTACTTTAAGAATCCCTCTTGCTTTATTAACAATAAGAGTAGCTAGTGCTTCTCCTTCAATATCATCAGCAATAATTAATAATGATTTATTTGCACTTGAAACACCTTCTAGAATAGGTAACAAATCTTTAACTTGAGTAAATTTATGATCAGCAATTAAAACATAAGCATCTTCAAGTGTACAACTCATATCAGAGTTATTTGTAACAAAGAAATGTGATTTATATCCTCTATCAAACTGCATTCCTTCAACAGTTTCTAAATATGTTTCACCTGTTTTAGATTCTTCAATATGTACAACTCCATCTCTACCTACTTTTTCAAGAGCTGTAGAAATTAAATTTCCAATTTCAATATCATTATTTGCTGATACAGTTGCTATTTGTTGTAATTGTTCTTCAGATGAAATTTCTTTTGAAATATTTTCTCTAATAACATCAATAACTTCTTTTACAGCTTTATCAATATCTCGCTTTATTTCATTAGCGTTTTCTCCATTATTAAGATGGTTTAACCCTCCCTTAACTAACTCACGTGCTAAAAGAGTTGAGGTAGTTGTTCCATCACCTGCTTTTTCATTTGTTTTAGTTGCTGCTTGTTTTACCAATTGAGCTCCTAAATTTTTAACTAAACCATGAACTGTAATGTGTTTAGCAACCGTAACACCATCTTTAGTATGGGTTGGTCTATAATTGTCATCATAACCATTATGGTCTATTAATACATTTCTTCCATTAGGTCCTAATGTGGATACAACGGCATCAGCTAGGATATTAATCCCTTCCATAACTTCTGCTCTTGCTTCTGGTCCGAATTTTACTTCTTTATTTGTGTATAGTGGCATTTTTTCTTTTTTATTTGTTAATTTTAGCTAATATTTGATTTTCTGGTCCTACCCAATACTCTTCACCATCATATGGTAATTTAGTAAAACCTTGTGTAGGTAGTACTACTACATCTCCTACATTACTAATAGTTTTAATAAATTCCCCAGTAATGGTGCTTTGTCCTGGTCCAACAGATATAACTTCACCTGTTTGATTTTTTTCATTACCCATATCAGGAACAATAATGTTACCGTGTTGAGTTTCTTCTGCTTCTATTGGTTTAACAATAACAGCATTAAATAGTGCTTCTAATTTCATAGTCCTTTATAATTTTGTAGTTTTTTTAATTCAATTAATAATTCATCCCATCTATCAACATATTCTTTTATACTCTTATAATGATCTTTTTCATTATTTAGTTTTAATGTTGCTATCTTTTGTAAAGAAGCTCCAAATGAAGAATAATGTCCTAATGGTTTTTCGTAATCTTTCCCTTCACTACCCTTTTCAAGGTATTTAGCTTGAGGTGTTACTACCTCATATACTGTATAACAATGTGTATCTTTTCCTACAAAATAAGGTTGAAGAATTGGGTCTGTGATTTTTGCCATATAACTTTAATTTTTATTTATTTATAACGGTAATATACGAAAGTTTATAATATAAACCAACCTAAAGGGCGCTTTTAGGTTACTTAATTTTAATTGCTTTCGGTTTTGCTTCTTTAGTTAATGGTATTGAAATCTTCAATAATCCATTTTCCATTTCAGCGTCTACTTTAGTTAAATCAAATTTAGGAGCAATTTTATATCCTAAACTGAATGATTTTCTACTCAAACCATGGTAAATATAACCTGATAGATCAAGTTGGTCTTCGTCTTTTGGTTTTGAATAGGATATCCTTAACACATCAGATTCTATTTCAATTGAAATATCTTCTTTTGTTAGACCAGTACATGCAATCTCGAAGTAAAGACCTTCTTGATCGTAGTAAATGTCTAAAGGATGGGGTTGTTTTGAATTTAATGCAGGAGCGAATTGTTCGTCTGCTTTGAAAAAATTTCGATATAAAATATCGAATGGGGTGTGTTCATAAAATAATGTACTCATATCATTTGGTTTTGTGATGTCTTTCGATCATCGGTTAATAAAAATAAAACGTGCGCCCTTAGGTCAATTTATTATACGTATGTTAAAATTCCGTTTCTGCTTTCCTTACTACAAAATATTTTGAAGTAATTTTATCTAATGAAAATTCTAATTGAATTAAACCCATACTACTTAAATACATTTTACCACCTTCCATATCTTTATTTGCTTGGAGGATTGTTTTAAATGTATCAGAATTAAATGGTAATTTAATATTAGTTTCTTTAATATCTCCTTGAACTTGGTAAGTAATCTTATTATTATGTCCTGATTCATCACCAAATACAAATTCAACTACATTTTCATTATCTAAATTAGTTGTAGTTGTAATTAACATATTATCTACTTGTGATAGTGCACTTTTTGCTCTAATAATATTATCAATATCTTCAGATGTTAAATCTAATTCAACAACCCATTCTGGGATTGTTACCTCACCTACTTTATTTATTAATAAAGGATCAGATAAAGCATAATTAAGATTAAAATTTAGATCTGATATTTTTAATTTAGTACAAATAGCGTTGTTTTTTTCTAATTCTAAAAGTAAATCTCCATTACATATATTAACTAAACTTGATAGTTTTTTAGTATCATAAATTGCTAATTTGCTATCTTCTAGTTGGAAATCATTACAAGAAACATTCCCAATAACATCTTTAGTAGGTGTCATAAAGTCAATACTAATTGAATTATTTTCAATTACCCATTTAACAGATTCATTTAATCCAAGATAATACTTATTTATTATTGACTGAAGTGTTGATTTATTTATCATTTTTTAGTGTAAGTTTTGTTGTTTATTACTAGTTTATCCACTATTCCATTATCCAAATGTACGAAAGCTTCTTCAGGACGACAAACTATAGGTTCACCATGTACATTAAAGCTAGTATTTAATAAAACAGGAATGTCTGTTATTTTTCTAAAACAATCTAATAAATTATAAAATTTAAAATTTGAATCTTTAGTTACTATTTGTATTCTTGCTGTTTTATCAACTGGGTGGACTACTGCTGGGATTTTATCGTACCATTCTTCTCTTGTATCATATAACATAGTCATAAATTCAGCTGTGTATCTAGATTTTTTAACACGAAATACTTTATTAGCATAATCATCTAATACTACAGGAGCAAAGGGCATATTATCATTCCTTTGTAATCTATCATTAATTTTTTTATAAGTTCCAGGTACACTTGGGTCAGCAATTATACTTCTATTACATAATGCTCTTGGACCATGTTCATGTCTTCCATTAAACCATCCTATTACTTTACCTTCTTTTAAATCATAAGCTAATGACTCTTCATTATAAGGTCTAATATTATATTTTTCAGAATTTTCTTCAAATTTTCCAAAAGCATAATGATTTGAGTGTAGTAGGTTATCATTTTTAGGGTCTATATTGTCAAAAGATGTTCCTAAATAAATATCTTTTAATTTAAATGGTTTAAAGTCTGGGTTTTTTAATTTATGGGCTGCTAGTGCAGAACCTAAAGGTAAACCTTCATCTCCCATAGGTGGAGCAATAAATACTTCATCAACCCAATTTAATTCATTTATTTTTTTATTTAGTTTTACATTAGCAAAAACACCACCAGCTAAAGCAATTTTTTTAACATCTGGATATTGTAGGTGGTAAAAATTAATTAATTGTAATACTTTTTCTTCAAAAACTAACTGACCATTATAAGCTAAGTCTTCTGGTCTGTATGAATGAGGTCCATCACATAATAATGGGTTTTTATCTACAAATAGTTTCTGAAAATCTTCATATATTTTTCGTGTATTATATTTAGTGTCTATAGGATGATCTAAATCAGTGTCATTTGTAGAAGATGATAAAGTAACACATTCATTAAAAGCTTCATATATCCAATTAACATATTTCCCATGAGATGATAATCCTACAATTTTTCCTTCATCTTTTAATCTTCTAAATCCTAATAATTCAGTAAGCATACAGTAATAATGACCTAAAGATTTAGTTTTTAAAGAGTGTTGTTTAATTAGTTGTAAATTTCCATTAACCCCTAAATAACATTTCCCCCAATCAACATCTCCAGCTCCATCAATAGAAATTACAAGTGTATCTTCTTTAAACCCACTACAATAATAAGCTAAATTACAATGGGCTTCATGGTGGTTAATTCGAATGTATTTTTCTTTAGGAAAAGGGCCTAAACCAATACCATTCCAAATCTCTTCACTTACTCTGGCATCATAATAAGTTACTACATAATCTATGCTTTCCCAATCAAAATTTTTATGATACCAAACATTTTGCCCACTTTGCCAAGGATATCTGAATAGATTGTTATAATAGTCTTCATAACTTCTAATTCTATTAAATCTTTCTTCTTCAAAAGAAAATATAGGTTTACCATTTTCTAAATATGTTATGCCACAACTATGTTCGCCCCCACTTAAAGCTAGTATTTTCATATTGTTAATTTATTTTATTCCATTTATCATCAGAACCCATTTTAAATGATCCTATAAAAATCATACTCCATTCATCTGGTTCTATTAATGATAAAAATAATGTTTCATCTTTTTTTTGATATAAATGATAAATATGACCTTTTATAGGTTCAAATCTAAAATCACTACTATAAACTAAATCATTCCATTTAAAAGCTTCTAATAATTTTTTATATTCATCTTTAATTTCATTAAAACGAGATTCAAAATAATGATTAGTTTTTGAAATTTTTTCTTGTTTAAAAGCACCAATGTTAGTAGGTCTAATAGCAGGTGCTCCTACATTATCTCCATAAGGCATAATTGCCTTATTTTCTGCAAACATATCAGGTTTATCTTTTGCCATATTAAAATTTAAAAAATAATTCTTTATAGGGGTTTAGATTTAAAGTCCACCCTAAATCATTATAAAATCCTTCTAATTTATTTAATAAAATTGATTCAAATATTTTTTTTCTATCAGCATGCTGTTCAATAAATAAACGTATTTTTTCTGGTAAATCATATTCCAGGAATGCAATTGCATCTATTTGATAAGCATTAGGTTTTAAATAAATCCATTTAATTTTATCACCTTGAGTAATTTGATTGTGGGATTTATTTAGCCCCCAAAATTTAAGTAAATCATTATATCTAATAACTGCTCTTACAGCTGCCGGGGCTCCTTTAGCTACTACTGTAAACATTTCTCCTGCTCTTGCTTTGCGTTCAGTATACTTATTAAGTGTTTTAACTGATGTTGGGTTACCTAATTCAGTTAATGGAATAGCTCCTCCTAATATCTCTGTTTTAAATTTTTTAACCCTAGCATCAATTTCATCTTGCTTAGTTCCTTTTAAAACATCAACTAAAGCACTGTGGAAGAATCTACCTAATACAGGTGGAAAATTTGCTTTTTTAAATTCAAGACCTTTAACATCAAGTGATTCCTTTACGATACCTTCTTGTTTAGTAATCCATTGGGCATATCTTCTAGTTGCTCTAAAATAAGCTGCTCTAATAACACACTCAGTTTTCATATCAAGTCTATGCTTACCCTTAGCATTAAAACAATCAGATGCTAATGAATCATAAGATTTAGTTACTATTTTTTCATAATCCATTGCTATAGTTTCTAGATTATTATCTTTATCCTCTTCAGACATTTCATCAAAATCACTATATCTATGTCTTAATAAAGGTTCGGCATGTATATAAATTGAATCTGTATCTGAATACGCTACATAATTAGTATCTTCAGAATCACAAATCCACCATGGAGTATCTTCTAAATGTTTCATTATACTTTTATTTCTTTATTAATTTCTCTATTAGCTGATAGTGCAGATTCTTGTATAATACGTTGTCCACTAAGCGTTATAGCTTCAGACAATATAACGTTACCATACCTGAAACTACCTAAAGCTGTTGCGCCATATAACGAGTTAAGCAAAATTTTCATTGTATATTGTTTCATATGAAAAGCAGCTCCTAATTCTTTATTTCCAGATTTATATGCTTTTTTCATTGCATTTTTATACTTAACCCTTTCATCAAACCATTTTTTTAATATAGTTGATAACACTGATTCACGATTAGTTGCAAACATTACACCATTAGCTGAGATTGATAAATCATTATTTTCTATAGTATTAACTAATTTACCTACAGTAATTTTATTTCTACTTCGTTTAAGATTTTCAACAATTAATTCTTCAGCATAATCTCTACTTTTTAAATCATTTAAACCTAAACGATTATTTCTATCATCAGCATCAATAATTCTACCTACCATTGTTTCTTTACCGATATTAACAGTCATTATAATTGAAGGGTATAGTGAAGTTAAATCTAAATCAAATACATAGTTATAAATTCCTGCTTTGGGGCAAAATAAATACCCGCCAGCATAATTTTTCTTAGATAAAGGATTACGATCTTTAGCAGGTGGAATTATTTTTTTACTTAGTAGATAAGCTGAAATTGCTCCATCTTGTGTTTTAGTATTAGCATAAACTTCACTATAATTGTGTTTACCCTTATGTGCTAGGTTTTTTACTAGTGATAGATATTCTAATTTTTCATCTAATACTTTTAATATCTCAACATCTCGAAAATTGTATTGTATAAATTTAAGTGGATCGTCTTCAAATAATTTATCTAAATTACCCTCATATTCTATTTTTTTAATTTTAGCATATTTTTCACCAATTGCATCTAATTTAAATGATGGTTCATCTGCCCAACTAAATTTCTTATGTAAACGCATATAATCTAAAGACTCAACACCTGCTATTTGAATATATTGATCTTTAAACCATGGTGTTTCTCTAACATAACCAATAGGAGATAAATAACGAGCAATATCTTGCCCTAAAACATTACACATTCTGTAATATAAATAAGGAATATCAAAATAATCACTATTCCACCCTACTATCATATCAGGATCAATTTCCCTAAATTTTTCTAAAAATTTTAATAATAATTCTTCTTCAGTAGCACAGGGTATAATTTCTTTAGTTTTAGCTTTAGTTCTTGATAATTTTGACTTAGGGTCTAAAATTAAAATAGCCCACTCATCAACTTGTTTATCATACCAAGCAATTGATGTTACTTTTTTAGGTGCTGATTTAATATAATCTTCAGTAAGAGCGTCACCCATTTCTGTTTCAATATCAAAGAAAAATTCTTTTTGTGTAGTTGAAGGTTCATCATTAATACCATATTTTTCAACTAGAAACTTTTGATATGGAGTCATATCATGAAAGTGAAGTTTAGAATTATCAGACTTCCAATTTGATATTTTTTTTAAGGATTCACCATTTAGACCTGTGTGTGAAGATTGAGACTCATCACACTCTATATAAGCTTGATTTGTCCATTCAATTTTTTTATAACCTTCATCATCCCAAAGATGAATTAAAAAATTATTTCCTTTAATTCTTTGTGCAAAACATTTTTTATACAAAACCTTTATTTAATTTAAATGTTATTAATTTCTTTTTTAGTAAAAAACTGTTTTAGGTTTGGTCTATAGTAATTAATATTTTTCATTACTTTTTTATCACGTGTTCTATAGACAATATAATATTTACCAACCTTTTCATAGTGACACGGTTCATTTTGCTCCTTGGAACGGAGTTCCACTGTTGCTTGTGCTTCCTCTTCGTTTGAGCAAGCCTTTGACATATTCGACCCTTGTACTTCTTGATAGGCTGGCCATACCTTATCCTTAAGACCATGTAACATAGCACCGTTCCCAAGGGAAACATAAGTAATATCACAAAGAGCATCCAA